TTACTCTTGTTTATCAAGACAAAAATGAAATCCCATGATTTTTGAAATAAATACAAAAACAAAACAAATATCTATTTTTGGATCAGTAGAAGTGAAAGAATTATTAGAAACACTTCGGAACACTGTTAAAGATTATGATTCTTATAATGTAGTTATGACTACAAAAGATGTTAATTATGTTCCTACTTGGCCATATAATTGGTCATATACATATCCAAGAGTTTGGTGGAGCAGTGGTATTGGTACTACAACTGTACCATCAATTCCTTGTACTACATCTAATTATGTAAATAGTAATTTAAGCAGTATGGCAGCTAATGCTGAAACTTTAACAACTGCAAGTTATTTAAATGATAATTTAGTCTGGAAAGAAATAAGTCCTAAAAATGAATAGTTTTATAAACATACAAAAGGAATTTAAACCTACAGAAAACTTTTGGGATTTGAATCCACATCTTATTTATATAAAACCTTTTTCCCTACTTTATAATAGGGATAAGAGTAAGAATAAAACAGATTCTTCAAAAGATATGTGGTGTATACTTTGGTTATCAGATCCTGATGAAGATGTGAATAAATATTATAGATTACCTATGGAAGATAGATTGGATGTATGTAAAGAATTCAATCCTACTTTTAGTGAGGAGGAAGATGTTGTTGCTACTTGTATACAAGAATATGAAGAGAAATGTCTTACTACTATTGAGAGAGCGTACAAACAGGAGAAAGAAAAGCTTGTTAAAAGAGCTGAATTTCTTAGAAAAGCTGAATACAATTTTGATACTATGAAAGGATTGGATGATGCATATTCCAAATCTAAAAAGATATGGGATGATTATGCAAGAATTGAAAAAGACTTTTTTGAAAATAAAAATAAAACAACTAGAATCTTTGGTGGACGCAAACAAACCCTTAGAGAACGAGGACAAATCATTCCAGACAAATAAATTAAATATTAAACTTATGAAGACTTATTATGATTATAATAATTGGGCTTTTGAACAAATGATAAAATATTTACAAAAATTAATTGATAAAAGAAAAGAATCTGAAAAAGTTAAAAAAGAATTATGGGACAATAGAAGTTTATGTCCTAAAAATTCTTCTCCAGATTCTTTCAAACTTGAAATATATGATTTTGGAAAAGCTGAAATGGAAAAATTTAATAAACAACTCGAAGATATAAACAATGATAAACGATATATCAAAACTTGAAAGAGATTTAATTAAGATTAATAATCTTAGTAATTTCATTCATGATATTCCTAAACTGCATCCAGATAGTCCAAAGTATCAAAAGTTTTGGACTGATGCTATGCAGAAATGTATTGAAGGATATTGGAGTTATGATGAAACTGGATATAGGTTTATGCCACCAAGTTTATATTTTTATGGTAACTTTTTTAAAATTACTGTAACAGATAAAGGTAAGAAAACTAGACTTTCAGCTAGACCTACTATTCGTGATATTGACTGGCATATACATTATACTTATTTAGAAGCACAAGGTTTTAGTGGATTTAGCAGAGATGATGATATTACTTGTGATAAGATAATACTTAATCCTAAAGAATTAAAATATTTAGAGTTATCAGAAGATAGAGGTCAAAGAGAAAGATATGCTAATTTACTTAATAGTAAAGGTGTTCTTAAGAAATATATAGCTGCTAAGGATTATCTTAGACAATTGCATAAGACAGAAAAAGGTATTCCTTTATATTATAATGATGCTAAAAATGTTATGATATTTGGTTCGCGGGGTAAACACCGTTGCCCATTCAATTAGTAATAATTGTTTTAGAATACGTAAATTGCTGGAAACTTTTTGATATTTAACTACAACGCAGTTAGAAATGACAATCGTGATAGTTTGAAAATAAATATCTTATAAACAATCAGCAGCCAAGTTCCTAAGTTGATAATAAGGAAAAGGTTCAGAGACTATTGTAACTTTAAAAAATTAGACTTTAACTAAGTTAAGGCATGTCCAACGAAGATAAAAAATTCATAATTGCTTGTATATTAGGAGATGGTTGTATAAATAGTAGAATTATAAACAATACTGTTCAATGCAGATTTATGTTAAGACATTCTAATAAACAGTTTGATTACTTTATATGGAAAGTAAATGAATTGAAAAGAATTTTAGATAAAAAACAAGCAAAAAATTCAGAGTATTCTTATGAAGATAATAGTGGTAGAAGTAAAATATTGTCTGTACGATTTGAAAGAAATCATCCTTATTTTAAAACTTTGCACAAGTTTATATATCCAAATAATAAAAAGACTTTTTCAAAAAAAGTATTGAATAGATTAAATGCAAAAGGTCTTGCTATTTGGTTCATGGATGATGGTTCTTTATATAATGCAAAATATAACAATAAATATTCAAAATGTACAGCACGATTGAACACTTATCTTTCAAAAGAAGAAAATGAAATAATTATAAAATATTTTATGGAAAAATGGAATATTAGATGGGTATTGGAAAAAGAAAAACAATTCTATAGATTAAGATGTAATACGACAGAATTTAGAAAATTTGTTGAAATTATAAAAGATTATATAGTTCCATCTATGTTTTATAAAATAAATATAAAAGTTGGTCAAGAAGTTACAAATAACACGTATCCCCTACCAGATAATGCTGAGGGTGAAGATATAGTCCAAATAGGGCGGTAAATCATACTCAATATCTGCTATTGCTACACATCTTCTTACATTTGATGGTATAAAAGAATTCACACAAGAGAATATTAAAAGACCACCAAAGGTGCAAATATGTGTAGGTTCAGGAGCAGTAGAACCTTCTTCTGAATTTTGTAGTAAAATAACTGATGGTATTAATTACTTTGCTACTGAAGAAGATTTAGGTGTATGGGGTAATCCTAGAAATCCTGATGAATATGAACCTAATCCTTTCTTTCGTAATTTTGAAGGAAGTATTGCTGCTGGTAATAAAAAGAATCCGTATGCTTATTCTTATGATATTCAGACAAATGCTGGTTGGGTAACTGAACCTGCAACTGCAGAATTGTTTCATGTAAACTATTCTGATAAGAAACAAAATGGAGCACAAGCAGCAGCAGGTGGACGTTATATTCTTAATATATATGAAGAAGTTGGTCTTATGGGTAATTTTATTGATGCACTTTTATCTAATGTATCTACTGTTTCTACAGATTCTGGTCAATTTGGTGTACAAATAGCTATTGGTACTAGTGGTAATATAGAACTTGTACAACAGTCTAAAAAAGTATTTAATAATCCTGAAGAATATAATTTTTTGTCTTATCCTAACATTTGGGAAGATGATAAACCAATAGGTCTATTTATTCCTGCATACTTAGTTGATACTACATTTAAAGATAAGAATGGTAATACAAATATTCATAGAGCGTTAGAGTTTTATATGGAAAAAAGAAGATTAGCATCAGAATCATCTGATCCTGAAATTCTTAGAAATGAAAAGATGAACTATCCTTTGATTCCATCTGATATGTGGATTAGTACTAAAGGACAGTATTTTCCTATTCTTGAAGCTATGGATAGAGAAAGGGAATTGGTACATAATAATTTGTATCAACAAATTGGTAAACCAGTAAGTTTAATATGGGACAGCAAACATCCTTATGGTGTTAAGTCTGAGTATAATGGAGCAGCTGAACCTTTTTATGAATTTCCATATAGTAAGAGTATGTCATCCATTGAAGGCTCTATTGTAATATATGAAGAACCTAATTATATTAAAGGTGAGATACCAAATGATATGTATATATTTACAATGGATCCTTATGTTGCTGAAAATGTAGAAGATGGTGGTTCTCTCGGAGTAGTTCATGGATGGTTGAATCCTAAATATACATCTGATGGTTATAATGGTAATTACATGGTTTGTAGTTATATTGGCAAACATCCTAATGGTAAAGATGCATATTATGAAAATGTAGAAAAGTTACTTGCATATTATGGAAATCCCAACAGAGGTCTTTGGTATGAAGGTAATAGAGGTGATTCTGTACGTGGATTTTTTGTAAGAAAACGTAAGACTAATTTACTTTGTCTTAGACCTAATAAAGAAAAAGGAAGTTCTATATTTGATAAGAATGTAACTGAATGGGGTGTTTATATTTCTAATAAGATTGATAAACTTGATATGATTGGTGATACTAATGATTGGCTTTTACAAGAAACTCAATTTAATGGTAAAGTCAAAAAGATTATACAAACTATTCCATGTATATTTACAATACGTCAAATTATTAATTTCCAAATAGATGGAAACTATGACGCTGTATCTTCTATGATTATATTTCCTTTAGCTCTTAAAGAATTAGAGCATTTTCAAAATGAAAAATTAATTAATAAAAACAAACACAATCCTGTTAGTTTTTTATCTGTAAATCCAAATATCTTTAAACCAATACATGAATCTGATAACAAACGATTTGAAAGAAGTTATTAATGGAATAAATAAATCTGCTGATGTGATTATCAGTACAATGGGAGGTTCTGGAAAGAATGTAATCTTAGCAAATCCTAAAGATATCAATTTTACTAAAGATGGTGTATCTGTAGCAAGAAAGATTAAATTTGATAATACTAATGAAAATATTGGTAGTCAATTACTTATCAATGCTGCTAATAAAACAGTAAATGAATGTGGTGATGGTACTACACTTACTTCTCTTTTTATTAAAGAGTTTGCTAATTATTTGTATGAGTATTTTAACAATCCTGAAAACAAAGATATCAATAAAACTATTGAAGAAATAAAAGAAGGTATTGAAGAAATTAAAGTTAAACTTAACGCTAATGCTAGTATTATTGAAAACAATGATGATATTTATAAAATAGCATTAACTTCATCTAAATCAGAAAAAGTAGCAAATCTTATTAAAGAGATTTATAAGAAAACTGGAACTAATGCTCTTATTACTGTAGAGTTATCTTCTAATTCTACTTATACTTATGAAGAAATTACAGAAGGTTTATCCTTTCAATCTGGTTATATTCATTCAGGATTTGCCAATCAACAAAACAATACTTGTAGTTTTGAAAATCCATATATTGCAATCCTTGATGAACCAATGGTTTCTCCAGATGAATTTACTGATATTATAGAAGAACTATACAATAAGAATGAATCTGTAGTTTTTATAGCTCCTAATTTTTCTGATGCTTTTGTTAGATTTTGTTTAAGTAATGTGAAACTTAAAGGATTGAAATGTTGCTTAGTAAAAACACCAGGATATGGATTTTATCAGAAAGAAAATATTAAAGACATTAATGCATTTACTTTATCTAATAGGTGTAATAAAGTAGTTATTTCTCCTGATAATATTATTTTATACAATAATCCTGACAAGGGTAAAATTAATAAAAGAATTAATCAGTTACAGAAAGCAAGTAAAAATACTACAGAGAAATATGATGCTGATGATTATATAAACCGTATCCATTCTCTTGAACAATCTTCGGCTATTATTTATGTTGGTGGTATTACTGAAAAGAATGCTAATGAAGAATATGATAGAATAGAAGATGCTGTAGGTGCTGTTAAATCTGCACTAGTAAAAGGTTATGTAAGAGGTGCAGGTGTAGAACTTGCTAATATAAAATTAGATTCTGCTCGTAAAGAAATGTTGGAATATATTATACAACGACCTTATTTTCAAATACTTTCCAATGGTAATATTTCTACTAGTAATATATCGGATATTCCTTTTAATTTAAAGACAAAAAGACAAGACAGTAATATTATAGATCCTGTTAGTGTTATAGAAAATGCATTGGATAATGCATTTGCTCTAATAGAATTATTAATCAATACATCTTACATTATTTATAATAATGATTAATAAAAATAGTAAACAAAGAAGTTTTTTTGATTTAAAAATCCCTGAAAAGGAAAAGTTTGCAAAAGATAATGAATGGTTTAAAGATTACATGAGATATATAGTTCCTGTCAACGATGCTGTTGTTGGGGACTATGAAAGTATGAAACTATCTTATGAAGTTGCTAATAATAATTTAGAAGGTTTTAAAGATAAACTTGATAAATTCTGTAATCCTCTTGGAGAAAATATAGGAGAAATTGAAGAAGAAATGGTTCCATATCCTGAGTTACATAATAAAATTAATGTAATTAAAGGAGAAGTACTCAAACGTAATGATGAACATAAGATTATTTTATTAACTGCAAAAGCTATTAAAGATAAAAATGATGCATTATTTAATGCAATTAAAGCATCAGTAGATGAGAAACTTGCAATAGAACTTGAAAAACATAAACTTGAAATGCAAGGTATGGATAAGAAAAAAATGGATGAATATGTTAAATCTCTTAGAACTCAATTAGAACCAGAAGACTTACTTCAAAAGAATTGGCAAAGTGAGATTGAAATATTTTATTCTAAAGCATTAAAGTATTGTATGTATGACCAAGATATTAAGATGAAAAAAATGGATACTATGGAAGATATTATTATTGCTGATAGATGTTTTATTTACTCTGGATGGAAGTTTGGAAAACCACATCTTGAAGTTAGAAACCCATTGTATTGTGGATTTCACAAAAATCCAAATGAAAGATTTGTACATAAAGGAGATTGGTTTTGGTATAAGAAAGCTGTTACTCCTGCTGATATAGTTAATACTTATGATTTATCTGATGAAGATATGACCAATCTTGGTTTGTATTTTTATCCTACTAGTTCTGCTTTAGACAAAAGACATGATATATTTGGTAATGATGGCAAGCCTGTGTTTGACCACAATATGCAAGATATTATGTTATCCACTAATAGAAGATCTACTTATGATAAATCATTAGGATTGAACACTGGTTCTGCTAATACAGTTCAAGGGAGGACACATTTAATATGGGAAACTCACTTTGAATTTAAAGCATTTAAAGAACTTATATTTTTATCTTATAATGATGAATATAATCAAGAAGTAAAAATGATTCTTCCTGGAACATTTGAAATTCCAGAAGATGCTACTAAAGAAACTTTTACAAACAACTTTGGAGATAAAACAACTAGATATGTTTGGTTTGATAAAGTTTCTGAAACTCAGTATAGTGCTGAAAAAATATGGATTCCTAGAAAATATGAAGTAGTAAGATTAGGTACTAATGTTTATCCTGTTTGTAGAGAAGTTCCTTTTCAAAGTACTAATATTGAACAACCATATAGTTCGTTTGAATTAAGTACTAAAGGTGCTTTATTTAATGCTAGAAATAGCAGATCTGTATCATTGCTTCAAAGAGCACTTGCACCATATTTTCAGTATATATTTATTAAACATATTCAGAATAGAGAATTATCTAAATATCAAGGTGCTATTCAAGATATAGATTTGGATCAAATTCCCGATAGTTTAGGTCAAGATATACATGGTAATCAAATACGTGATAAAGTATCTACTTATCTTACTTATCTCAAACGTACTAATAAGTCATTTTATTCTGGTAGTCAAAATAGTTTTGGTGGATTACCTCCAGCAACACGTTCTCCTGGAAGTAGTGGTTTCCAATTAGGTACTGCTGTTGAGCTTATGAATCTTCAGAATTTACTTGAATATGTTAAAAGAGAGATTGGTATGGCAATGGGGATAAGTCCTCAAAGAGAAGCATCATTTGATAATAACTCAAATGTATCTGATAATAGACAGGCTATATCTCAATCACATTATATTACCGAACCTTATTTCTTTTTACATTCAGAAATATGGAAAACAGTTTTTAATGATTGGTTGATTAATTTTAGAACATATTGTGAAAATGTATTTGAAAATAATCCTAATCTTAAAGAACATTCTATTCATTATTATTTACCTGATGGTACAGAAGAACTTTTGAAAGTCACTCCTAATAATTTATCTCATACTGATATTGGTTTATTTTTATCTACTGGTGGTCAAACTGTTCAGTATACAGAATATATGCTTCAACAAATTCAAGGGTTTTCTCAAAATGCAGGAAAAGGTGTTTCTGTAATTTCAGCCTTACTTAAAGATATTACTAGTGGAGCAAGTCCTGAAGAAATTCATAAGAGAATTCAGATGGAAGAAGCTAAACAGAATCAGAGAGAACAAGAGATGCAAAACATGCAATCACAAGCACAAGAGAGACAATTACAAATGGAAATTGATGCTAGAGAAGATGTTCAACAACATGAATTAGATCTTGTAAAAGTCAAAGCTGCTGAAGATAGGATTACTAAAGTTCAAACTGCTACAATTTCTGCTCTTGGATTTGATACTGAAAAAGATAGAGATAATGATGGAGTTCCTGATGTTATAGAACTTATGGATCATTCTTTAAAAGAAAGACAATTAGATCTTAAAGAAAAAGAATTTGTTCATAATAAAGAAATTGATAAGGAAAAATTAGTAATTGATGCTAAAAAGATTAAAGCAGCAAAAGCTGTAAAAAAATAATTTTAACCAAAACGAATTACGGCTTAAACTTTGTATATTTTTTATACAAAGCTATAAATCAAAAAACATTAAAATCATAAATTTGCACCAATAATGAACGAATTAGACAATCTGTTACCTACTTTAGATTTAGAATCTATTGTTAATACTGTAGAAGAAGATGTTATAGAAGAAACTATTATTAAAGAATCTCAAGATATTGACAATGACTTAACTGATAAAACTATTGAATTACCTGCTGATGCAGATCCTTCTGCTGTATCTTTTTATGAAGAACTTAAAAGCAGAGGATATATCAATCAAGAAAGCTTTGATGGTAAGTGGGAAACTTTAGATAATTATTTAGAGAATTTTCCACAACAAGTATTAGAAACTGTAGTACAATCTCTTCCTGATGTTTCTAAAGATGTTATGAAGTTTATTGCTACTGCTGGTCAGAATATTACTAAAGATGAATTGAAGAATTTCTTTACTACTTATTTTGAGAATACAGAAGTTAGTTTAGAAACTCTTGATGATACTAGAAATTATTTAGAGAAAGTATATACAGAACAAGGTCTTACTAAGAGAGCTGTTCAAGCTATGTTAGATGATTTAGAAGATGAAGACAAACTTGAATCTACAGCAAAAACATTTTTAGAGAAAGAAAAGAGTAAGACAACAAATCTTATTGAAAATAAACAAGAACAGAATGCAGAGATTAAGAGAAAAGAAGTAGAAAGAATTTCTCAAATTAATACTGAAATTGAACAAACTGGATGGAAACAAGAAACTAAAGATAGAGTGAAACAAGTTATTAATAGTAATATGAATGATACTCTTAGAGAGATTGTATTAAGTCCTAAAGCATTAGTTCAATTTGCCAATTTGTTGTCTATTTATGATAAGAACAAGAAAGAATTTAATTTTGAAACATTTGTAAAACAATTAGAAAGTAAACAAACCAGTTCTTTGAAAGATAGAATTGAAAAAAATATGTTTAGTTCGTCTACTGTGAATACAAAAATGTCTTCTAAAAATCCAAATTCTAATCCTAATGAAAATCTTGTCCCGATAATTTAATTAATTCAAACAAAAATTTTAATTCCTAATGGAAAGACGTTCCGCGTTAACAACGCATGAAAGAAAAGCATGGGGTGGATCTTATATGGATTCGCTTAGCCACGCTTCTATGTTTAGAAGTTACACACCTTTTAATTTTGGTGTAAAAACATCGCAATTATTTTCTAGCAAACTTGGTAGTCATTTGATTAATAAAAAGTTTACTGCTATGACTATTGCTAAGAAAAACGCATATGTGTTGCCTGGTGGTGTAGATGACTACTCTTGGTATCTCATGGCTGATATGGATGTGGACTTCCGGTTCACTCAATTGTTAGTTTCTCCTACCGGTTTTGCTGGTAAAGGCAACTTTCCATTTCGTATTGCTTTAGATCGTGATTGGTTGCATGAACCAGCTATTATTAAACTTGAAGGTTCTGATCTTCCTTTACTTAAAGTATTGGGTCAACCTACTCAATTATCAGTTAATTCTTGGGAATATGAAGTAGAATTGCAAACTAGCGATCCTAATGCATGGATTCCTGTTGAATATCTTCAACCTGGTAAACGTGCTATTCGTGTATCTAGCTCTGTTTCTGATGAATTGAATACTAAGTATGGTCCAGATCAATATGGTGAGATGTTTAAATTGCAGTCTTGGACTGGTAACTTTGCTAATAAAGTTGAAGTAAGTGATAAGTTTATCCGTACTGAAATTGCATGTCGCAAAGATGGTAGAGCACTTCCTTCTAATATTGGTGAAGATCGTCAAATTGGAGCAGGATATGTTTACTACCAGAAATTTAACTCTACCAATTCTGGTAAAGCTGAAGTAATTGAGAAAGGTGTGTTTATCACCAAAGCTGAAGCCCGTTTGTTAGAGCGTACAGAAATGGATCGTGAGATGAATATGGAGTTTGGCCAATTGCAAAAAACTACTGATAGAGATACTGGTCGTACTATTAAAGTTGCACCAGGTTGGAGACAAATTGTTAAAGATGGTCACTATAAAGAACATAATGGTAGCTTGACGCTGTCTGATATTTATGAATACTTGATGCAAATCTTTATCACACGTAAAAGTTTCTCTGATCGTCACATTGTTATTGCTTCTGGTGAAGCTGGTGTAGAATTTTTGTCTAGATTGATTGCTCAAGAAGCAAGTCAATTCCAATATCTTGATACATTGTTTACTGAAAAACGTAAAGATCCTCAAGGTTATCACAGCAATGAATTGGAGTTTGGTGCTCAGTTTACGAAAATTAAAATGATGAATGGTGTTATTATTGAGATTGTACATGATCCTATCAAAGATGATCGTAAATTGTTTCCAGAACTTGCTCCTGGTACTAATCGTACTTTAGAATCTTATGCAATGGATATTTTTGACTTTGGTGTTACTGAGCAAAAAGCTATGGGTGCTGGTGAAGAAAATATTACCATGATTATGCAAGATGGTGTGGAATCTTATTATACTGTTTCTAACGTATATGATTTCATGACTGGTGCTATTAAAGATGGTGGTAATGCATATAGTAATAATAAAGAGTGTGGTATTTATCGTGAGATGTCTGGTGGT